CCTCAAATTGGTATAATATGAGCAGTACAAAATATGATCCATATCCTGGATTGCTATTATTGTGGCCAGGTTGGTTGTGGCATGAAGTTGTGCCAAATCAAAGTTTAGAACCCAGAACTAGTATTGTTTTCAATCTTTAATAGATTGATGCGTCTCTAATTTTTGTCTTACAGTTTCAGAATGTAAGATACGTAAGATACCAGGATGTAACGGTTTTGGGTAATCTTCCAATGGAACCCAGCAATAACCTTTGTGTTCTGAATTTAATTCTGGGATAAATTCCTCTTCTACTTTAATTAAAAAAGTATGATAGATAAATTTTTCATTATCGCTGGTATACTTTTCTATAGGCAAAATTTTTGCACCGAGAATTTTACCACCCAATTCTTCAACCATTTCTCGTTCTAATCCAGATAAAATAGATTCGTTAGGTTCTATTTTGCCACCGACTAGTCCCCAGTTATCTGCATACTTACCGTTATTTCGTAATAAAAATAAGTATCGTTTAGACTTGGTGCAAAAAATTAAAGCGCCACAACCGGTTAAATTGTTAGTAGCCATTTTCCTGATGGATAATAACCTTCGTAACTTTTTATCCACATAGAGCCATTCCATCTATATTGAATACCGGTGGTTAAATTTGTTACATATTGAACAGTCGTTTCGTATCTCGAGTCAAATACCACAGACCAATGTTGTCCAGTAAATTCGATTATATCATTTGCGTAAGCTTCTAATGGGGTGTCATCGATTCCTAACCAATTATAAGCAGGTTGTGCGCCTTCAGCCGATACATAATCATTTACTAGTAAGTATCTTGTTCCTACTGCTAGATCTTGCAAGTCTCTATTCGGTCTTGAACTTAATGGATCGATTATTGCATTAATAGGAGCTAAAGTATTAACTGGAATACTATCAATATCAGCAGTCCATATTAAACTGGTATCATCTATGGGGTTGTATGCCACAGTACCAACAACTTCGTTCCCGTCATCTAGTTCCAACGTTATCGAGCTTACACCATTTACTAGATTACCATATACATTAATAACATCTCTCCAAGCTTCACTAACGCCTGTTTTTCTAGTGGTTGCAGTGAATGCAATTTTGTCACCGATGTTGCCTGTTATGACATTACTAGTTAATATAGTGTCACCATTAATTTGCAAGACTAAACAATTTGGGACCGTGTTTATTGTAGGTTCTACGTTACCTGCAATACTTGCACTAGTAATAATCATGTTTGCTTCGATGCCATCTGTGTCAGTTAATATTACCCTGGTATTGGCAGAAACATTTGCAACAAGTTCTTTAATAATTTGTGTGCCAAATTCATCCTTAACAGGTTGGTTGTATTTTACCAGTCGTAATTCATTTTCTAGTAAAATTACTCCATAGTTCATAGGTGTATAATACTGTCTACTTAATAATTTAGATTCATCATAGATAGCATCATTAAGATTGCCAGAGCCATCAAATACACTGGCAACTATTTTCTGAATAACTCCCAACTTACGTACTAAAGCAGGTGCACTTATAAAAATGGGAATTTCAAATGTTAAAGTAGCTACATCTATTGGATTTTCTGTTCCTACAGGCACAGTATATGATCTATATTGGACATCAGTAAGTAATACGTAAGTTATACTAGTCCAATCTATATAATTATCTGTGCTTTGAATTTCTAAAGCTGGATTGAATAAAACCATTAATTGTTCTAATAGTTGTAATTTTTGTTCTGTATTACTGGTCCAAATATCTAATTTAAGTGTAAGCACGTAAGGAACTGGCATTAATCTGTCTACAGTAAGTACATCTCCTTGTGTGGTGCTGTAATCGCCTGTTTGTGGATCATAATATCGTTCTCTGATATTTAATTTTCCAACATAGCTTGGATTTTGTACTCTTGCTCTATCATAAGTTAATGCGTTAATATACACAGCCATCGCTGGTACAGCATTCATAACATTTTCACTATTTTGTTTTATAATAGAGGCTGCTTGACGACTACTGTCACCATAAATTACAGGCACTCTTTGTAATGCAGTGACACCGTTCCGATCCCTACCAAATTCAACTTGGAAATTGGAAACCATTCTCATGAACTGAATGATGTATCTTCTAATTTGATTATCATAAAAAAATTGTTGTAGAGACATTAATTATCTGCCTTCGGGGTCAATGCCTTACTAAGACTTTGTCTGACAGGCTGTGTTCTGCCTTCATTGTCTATAAAGGTATCTGTATTATTTACAAATAAACTACGTTGAGTACGATTATTTGGTCCTGGTGTCAGATCAGTTCTTACAGAATCTTCTATCTTGGTCCATCTGTTTCCGTCATATCTAAACAATCTATTCGGAACAAAATCTGTACGTAATACATAATCACCAATAGTGGGATTCTGAGGAAAACTGGTTCTGGCAGATACTGGCCAACCATTTGGAGGTGTGCCGTCTCCGCCTAAATAAGCAGGGACGTTTGTGTTTGGGGTAGTTGCCTGTGTTGCAGCAAAATCAAGAGTAGAATCCACTGTCATTTGAGTAATATCAACTTGTACTCCAGTTGGATCTCCAGGGCTACCATCCGGATTGATTGGCTCTACGTATAGTTCATCAGTATTAGTTCCACTCTTAGGAACTTCAATTTCAGCTTGCGCTATAACCGCATCATTTATTTCTAACAATTTATCTAAGGTGCTTAAATATGACCCCAACGGTGTAACATTTCCTTGGCTGTCAATACCTGTAATTTGATTAATAATGTCTTTGTATTCTTGACTGTCTACTAAGGGAGTCATTTTTACTCTTAGTAGATGAGGCCACCATGTTTGACTGAATCCTTCTGCTGCAAATGTTATATCTTGCACTACATAATATCTTTTTAAAAGAGCAGGAATTTCTTCATTTAATGGATAATAATCTTTTTTATGTTGCAGTTCTAAAACATCACCCGACATTATTTTTCTACCTAGTATAGCAACAGTATCATTTAAATGAAATGTCATGTAAATTGTGTCAGCACTTAAAAATATACCAAATTGATTCAAATCAAAATCGTTATCATTAACAGTATAAACACCCCGAAGAGTATAGACGGAAGTATCATATTTTCTGTCCCTATTTTCTAAAAACAATAAGTCTTGAATATTTAATGCACTTTGATTTTGATAGATCGGTTGTGAAGCGTCTTTCCAAAATATGCTGAGGGATTGCCCTGCAGAAATGTTTGATGTTATATTACTGCTCAAGACCACAGTGTTGCTAACGGTGTTTGTGCTTACAATAACAGTATTTGCACCTATACCTACACCCTGAACAGTTTGTCCTGGTTCAAAATTCGCTACATTGCTAAAATAAAGAGTAGAACCTGAAGTAGTGGTATTGGAAGTTATGAAACTATTTGCTTGTGTATTTGTACCTAAATATTTGTGCAAAAGAATGCCTGTGCCGCCCACGGTGAACTGTTCAGATATTACCTTGTCAAAAAATTTGTAATCGTTAGTGTGGTTTGGACGCCACATACTTAGCCTAGGCATACATTTAACCCTTTTATCTTGTATTTATGGTTAGATTGACAATAAAAACCAAAGGTGCTATACTTATTAAATGCCTGATATACTCGATTGCTTATCCAGACTTTACAAATGTAGGGATGAAATAGCTAAAATGCCTACTGGTAGAGAAAAAATCGATTTACAAAAAATGTATCAGTCAGTGACTGAAACTCAAAAGACTGTAAATAATCTGTGGATAGAGTGCAGAAGAATTAGTAAAGTTACAGCACAATACGAAAAATCACTAACTACGTTTGACGAAGCTGTAAGCAATCTTGAACAATATATAACTTTGGCCTATTTGACGAAAGGAATTTGACATGCCTACCGTTGCAGGAATTAAAATTAAAACTAAACCCCCCCGTGTCCGTCACCCTTTGTTTGCGGATGAAAAATATACAGGTGGAGAGCCCGAATGGCCACAGGATGCTTTAGAATGGTCTGACGAAGATTTTGATCATCTATTGCGTAAAAGTTTCTTTTACTATAACTATTTTTATAATCAAAAAGATACCAAAAAATACGTTGAGGAGTGGGCTGAAAAGTCTGGATTGTTTAACAAGATACAAGTGAAATCTTTTAAACGAAGCACAGACAGAAGTATTCCCATGACTGTCTGCAGTTTAATTATGGCTCATCGTGCAGGTATGCCATTGAAATCAAATCATGTAGAATTCCTTACAAAATCGATTCTTTCTGCCATTTCTGACGTGGAGCCCGATCCTGAGGAACTTACTACAAAGCCCAAAGCACAAGAGTATCGTCCTACAATTCAGGATAGGTTAGCAGAAAAAACTTCTGAATTGATTGGCGAAATGGAAGGTATGTTTGATGAAATTTTAAAAAACACCAAACCTAATTTCAAGCCCTATGATTTTCTTACAACCAATAAAGTAGTGCAAGCTCAATTACCTAAATATAGAACAGTGTTTGAAAATCGAAAGTTCGAATTAGAGTTAGCCCAAGCTAAAAAAGATCCTCAGTTGACAGAAGCTTATAAGCACTACAAAGCAGCAGATTTTAAAAGAATTATTGGTTGGCTGGATCTTGTTCTATTGGCTTTGGACGAATATCGTCAAGTAAAACAAGCTACAAAGAAAGCACGAGTAAAAAAAGCGCCAACTAAAGAAAAACTAATTTCAAAACTGAAATATGCTAAAGATTTCAAAGAATTGAAATTGGTCAGTATTAATCCAGCTGAAATTATTGGAGCTAATGAACTTTGGGTATATAACACAAAAACACGAAAGTTGGGAAAATATGTTGCAGCACCTCATAGTCAACTTTCAGTAAAAGGAACAGGAATAGAAAATTTCGATTCAGATAAAAGTATATCTAAAACTTTGAGGAAACCCGAAGAAAAACTTAAGGAATTTGCTAAAGCAGGTAAGATTATTCTAAGGAAATTTTTGGAAGAAATTAAAGCAACAGAAACAAAACTGAATGGTAGAATCAGTACTGACATTGTATTGTTAAAGGTAGCATAAACCTTGTCCTGATAGCTAAATATGGTTAACAGGACTTTTTTATGACTACCGCAAACGTTGTTATTCAACCCAATTTACAGAATGATTTAAGTTTACGTACCTATAATCTTGGGGGTCCCGGTCCAATTAGTCAGTCCAGCGCAATTGAAGCTGCGGGTAATATTCAAACCTTAAATCAATTGCGTAATGAAATGATTGATTATATTAGGTTGCGTCTGGGAGATCAGATAGTAGATATAGAGTTAGACAAAGAACACTATGAATTAGCTATAAAACAGGCGCTTACAAAATACAGACAAAAAGCACAAAATGCAGTTGAGGAAAGTTACGCATTTTTAGACTTACTACCTGAAGTACAAGAATATATTCTTCCCAACTACATTATGGAAGTGCGGCAAATATTTAGAAGAGGAATAGGCAGTACTACAGGAACAACAGCTAGTCAATTTGAACCCTTTGCAAGTGGGTATTTAAACACATACATGTTAGTTGCAGGTCGGGTAGGCGGCTTACTTAATTATGAATTATTCACCCAATACCAAGAATTGGCCATGACAATGTTTGGTGGTTACATGAACTATACTTGGAATCGTGTAACCAAGAAGTTAACTCTGGTGCGTAAGATGCCAGAATATGGACATACCTATTTTACGTTAAATTCTTTAGCAGCTACTGGTACACCTATTGGTAGTACAATTACTATCACTTTAGGTCAGCCAGTAACTTTGGCTGCAGGCAACAGTTTGTATATACAAAATTGTCCTGTAAGCGGTTATAGCGGTCAATATACTGTAGTGTCTGTGAATAATAGTAACACTGTGATCACAGTTCAAGCAACACAAGTTTTAGATGCTGCTTCTGTAACAGGATTCAATTTAAGTCAAACACAAATTTGGAGTCCAGAAGTAGATGGATTAAACAATACCGAAAGTGTTTTGCTTTGGATATTTAATTACAAACCAGACAGTATGCTTTTGAGTGATCCTCAGGTGTATCCATGGTTGCAAGAATATGCACTTGCATTTTGTAAGAGTATATTAGGACAAGCACGTGGCAAGTTTGCTAGTATTGCAGGTCCACAAGCTGGTACACAGTTAAATGGTGCAGCTTTATTGCAAGAAGCACAGGCTGAAATGGAAAAATTGGAAGAAGATTTGAAAAATTATGTTGATGGGTCACAACCATTGACATGGGTTATAGGATAATGTAATATAAGCGAACGGAGTTTATATTATGATTATAGGTATTTGTGGTTTGATTGGTGCAGGCAAAGACACTGCAGCAGATTACCTTGTAAATTTTCATGGTTTCAAACGTGATAGTTTTGCTGCTACTTTGAAAGATGCGGTAGCACATGTATTTGGTTGGGACAGAGATTTGCTAGAAGGAAGAACCAAACATGCCCGGGAGTGGCGAGAAGAAATTGATCCATGGTGGAGTGAACGATTAAACATGCCTGGGCTAACTCCTAGACTAATTTTACAACTTTGGGGCACAGAAGTTTGCCGCCAAGGATTTCATGATGATATTTGGATTGCTAGTTTAGAAAACAAATTAAGGAAATCTGAAGACAGTATTGTAATCAGTGATTGTAGATTTCCTAATGAAATCGTAGCTATCCGCCGTGCTGGTGGTAGAGTAGTTAGAATCGTTCGAGGTCCAGATCCAGAATGGTTTAAGACTGCAAGATTCCATCCTGAAGGCATGAAAATAGATTGGCCTGAAATTCATGCAAGTGAATACAGTTGGGCTACAACTGATTTTGATGTTGTCATTGAAAATAATGGCAGCATCGACGATTTATATAGATCCCTTAAAAATCTGGTGTGATGGGACTTTCACGCCAAGGCAATCTACTATTGGCAATTTCGACTCTGCAATTTAAACAAATTGATTTTAAGTTTATTGAAGAAACGTTTTTTAAATTTCCGTCAATATGAAAAACTGTAAGTTGTTTATCGGGAAATTTGGCTACATAACCACATTTTTCACAATGTGATTTTTTCCTATATCCTGCTTTAAACCAAGCAGCTACTTTAGGTTTAAGTTTTTTACCTTTTCTTATACAACTATCACACATCTTTCTATAGTGATAGATGTCGTTTTTAATATAGTTTACTGCAGCAGGTGTAGTTGAACATACTGCACATAAAGGTCTTTGCATGATGTATTTACTCATACCTTTGCAAAGGGCAGTCAATTGAACTTTTTTTATCAGTTTCGATAAATATCTTTAACAGATAGAGGAAGAACAACATGGCTTTAGTTTCTCCAGGCGTACAAGTTACCGTAATAGATGAAAGTAACTATGCACCAGCTGCTTTAGGTTCAGTTGCGTATGTATTACTTGCTACAGCAGAAAATAAATTAGCTCCAGGCGGAGCATCTTATGCTGCTGGTACTCTTGCTGAAAATGCAGGTAAAGTTTATACTATTACCAGTCAGCGTGATCTTATTACAACTTTTGGTACTCCAGTGTTTAAAACCACAGCAGGTGGTGCCGCCATTAATGGTGATGAACAAAATGAATATGGGTTGTTAGCTGCATATAGTGCATTAGGTA